TTAGTTCTCTTGTTCATCGCTTTGATTCCTGTTGCCGTCCCACCCGTGGATGCGTGCGAAATCCTGCTGTGCTTCGTTCAGAAATGTAGCAATCCCACCTTGGTCGTAGTGGCGAATCCGATCGAGGGCATGCTCGTATCTTCCAACGACGTTGCTCGGCACAACATCCCTCACTGCGTCTAGATCGACACCCTCTTCTTCCATATCCATGAGGGTAGATCTTGCAATCATGTGCGCGGCGTTGGCATCCTCCAATCCCCCACTGATGGCGCCTAGGGCCTTTTTACAAAGCCTCTCTGCGTCAAAAACGGCGTTCACAACTTTGACAGCTTCAGGAGGCGTCACGAACTGGCCTGTGCCAGTTCTGAGAAGTTTCGCGAGAACCTGCGCTTCAGCTAGGCGCAGGGGACGCTCACCTTTCTCAACGGCCCAGACAGTTCGTTGAGACCACTTAAAACCTTGTTCTGACATCTCAAACGCGACTTCAGCTTGTTTCATCTCGACAGCAGCACGGAGTCGCTCCACATTTTGCCCAATCCATTTATCCATCTGCTTCATGGCGACAGTATACGACGAAATTGCTTGAAGATCGATTGCCTCGACGCGCAAACTGCGTGATATGATTTTTGCGAGTCCAATCAGGGCTCAATGAAAGAAGTATCGACATTAGGAGAGACCTTGGAACAGCAACAGCTCCGCCGCGACTCAGATATCAGGCCCGTTCAAGATCAACTGCGGACCATCGAAGAGACGGCTGAATATTTGCGTACTACGCCTAGCACCATGAGGTACTGGCAGCAGATCGGCAAGGGTCCGAAGAGTTTTAAGCTCGGGGTTCGCCGCCTCTGGAAGCAAAGCGACTTGGACGCCTGGATCAATGAGCAGTATGAGGCCCAAACCAGAGAAGCAGCATGAAGGCCACCGTCAACTGCGCCCGCTGCTCTGTGGAGTCTTACCACTACGGCCCCGAGCAGGTTCAGCACTACTGCGAGACCCCTCATTTTAGGGACACCAAACCCAACGAAAAGCGGCCCGAGAATCCCCGCCAAGAGACAACTCGGACCGCTCACCAGAAAGACACTCACTTAGGAGTATCACTGTGAACCAGCGTACAACAGCAGCTCCCACTTGGCACCCGGAATGGATCGCAGAAGGAGGGTTATGAGCTGGGTGAAGCTCGATGACAACTTTTACGAAGACTGTGATGACGCCGAGCTTGCCCCCGCTGCCATTGCCCTGCACATCTACGGGCTGGTGTGGACTATGAAGCAGAACAATCGCCACGGTGGACGCATTCAGAAGAATTTCGTTCGTAGGTTCGCTGGGCGGTTTCCAGACGGGGCACTAGAAGCTGCACTTCACGAGCTGACGACCAAGAGTCTGCCCGGCGCTGACGGTGAGCCGACAACCTTCTGGGTAGACAACGGCGACCACTATCAGATTCTGCACAACATGGAACAGCAGCGGACCTTTGAGCAGATCAAGGCACTGAATGCCAAGAATCGAGTCAATGGCAAAGGTGGAGGACGCCCCAAGAAAGAATCTCAATTGGGAACCCAGGTGGAAACCCAGATGGGTTGTGAAGGGGATAGAAACCCAGATGGGTTTCCAGTTGGGAACCCATCTGGAAACCCACAGGGTCTGGCCTGGACAGGTAAGGATCTACCTCCTCATATAGACCATGAGACAGGGGAATTGTTATCGGTCCCTTCCTCGGCCACTTCGGAGTCCTTTGAGGACATTTGGGGCGAACCTCACCCGGTGACGTCTCAGGAGCACTTCAATCGCTTCCGGAATCCCAATGTTGATTGGGAGGACGCCGCGTGACTACCGCACCCCCTACCTGTATTCGGTGTGGGTATGGCCCGTGTGCTTGCCCCTATATCGCTGCCCTGGCCCCTGGTGGGAAGTATGCCCACCTTGCCCCGGGGGTGGTGGAGGCTATGGCCCTACCTCAACCCCACCGTGGCCCTACCGATGAATCATGCCCCTGCCCCTCCTGCTGGTCGGGTCGGGCTGCTACCTGGATGGAGAGCACCTGATGTTCAAGCGCACTCGTATTACTGCTGCTGACCTGAATGATGAGGAACCGTTGCTGAGCATTCTTCCAACGGACGATGAACTGGAGAATCTGCGACGAGGTATTGATGAATGTGAGCGACAGTTGGCTGAGCAGGCGCGTCGGCTGCGGGAGATGACGCGACGATGAAGATTTGTCTGAGTTGTGGAGAACTTTCTTCAGCGAATTATTGCGAAGAGCACTATCCAGAGGTTCGGAAAGCGCAACGCGGTCAACCGAATGGCACCGCCCAACAGCGCGGCTATGACGCACGGTGGGCACGCCTGTCCCGTAAGGCCCGCCAGTTACAGAACTTCTGTTCGGACTGCGGTTCGGAGGAGAACTTGCAACTGGATCACACACCTGAGACGTGGGAGCGGTTCCGTCGTCGTCAACCGATCCGGCTTGAACATACTGGCGGCGTCGTGTGCTCCGACTGCAACCGAACACGCGGTGACGCACGCACACCAGGGGGACGGGGGTACAGCGGACCGCCGGAAAACTTCGGGCCGGTAAGCCAAATACCTAACTTACTCGCCGGTAACATAGTGGAGGGGGTGGATTATGGTCAAAGCTGGCCCGAAGAAGGCGGCAGATGAGTCACCGTTACCGTTCAGGCCCCGCGTTACTGGCAGCGCACGGTTCGGGAAGTTTTGTGAGCGGTTCGTCCGTGTCCCGAAGGGCTACGGCAGCGGCTCTCCGCTGCGTCTGAGGCCCTGGCAGCTTGATCTTGTCGGCTCGGTGCTGGATGCGGACCCGTGGCCGGTACAGGCCGGGTGGATGCTTCCGAGAGGTCAAGGAAAGTCGTCTCTGATGGCCGCGCTGGGACTCTATGACTTGATCCTCGGTGATGAAGGCGCGTCCATCGTGGTTGCTGCGGTGAATGAACAGCAGGCCGGAATCGTGTTCCGCACGGCGGCGCGAATGGTGGAGCTGAACGAGGATCTGAGCACCCGGATTCACACCTTCAAAGACAGGCTAGAGGTTCCTGGCAAGGGCTCCACATTCCAAGTCATGCCAGCTTCCCCGAAGGCCCTGGAGGGACTAGACCCGTCACTTGCGATCGTGGATGAGGTCGGCGTCGTGAATAGGGACGTTTTCGAGGTGATCGCGTTAGCTCAGGGCAAACGTGAGCGCTCCACCATGATCGGCATCGGCACACCTGGACCTGATCCTCACGATTCTGTGTTGACCGATCTTCGGGATTACCACCGGAAGTTCCCAGAAGATACGACGCTGGTCTGGCGGGAATTCTCCGCTGCTGGGTTCACCGATCACCCGGTGGATTGTGAGCACTGCTGGGAGTTGGCGAACCCGGCTCTAGGTGACTTTCTCAATAGGGACACGATCCGGGCGCTGCTTCCGCCGAAGACCAGGGAGAGCACTTTCCGGCGGGCGCGGTTGTGTCAGTTCGTCACCGAGACCACCGGTTCATTCCTGCCTGAAGGGAAGTGGGAGTCACTCAACACTGGCGAAGAGATCGCCGAAGGTGAGGACGTGGTGATCGCCCTGGACGGCAGCTTCAACGGGGACGCGACCGGGGTACTGGTGGCCCGTATCGGGATGGAACCGCACTTCGACGTGGTGGGTCTCTGGGAACCGGCAGGGGATGAGAACTACCGCGTGCCAGTCGAAGAGGTGGAGGACGCGATCCGGGCGGCCTGTAGACGGTGGAACGTCCTAGAGGTGGTGGCCGACCCGTTCCGGTGGACCCGGACACTGCAAGTCCTGGAAAAGGAAGGCATCACGGTCTCAGAGTTCCCCTGGAGCGCGGCACGAATCACCCCGGCGACCACTGACTTCTACAACGCCTGCATCAACGGCCAAGTCTCACATTCCGGTGATCCTCGCCTTGCAGAACATATCGGTAACGCGGTGGTCAACGAGAGCGAGCGCGGCGTGCGACTGGATAAGTCCCGGAAGCACACCACACGACATATCGACCTTGCAGCTTGTGCCGTCATGGGGCATTCACGGGCGCAGTGGCGGGCGATGAAAAAGAAAAAGCGTAAACGAGCTAGGAGCTTCAAATCATGAGCAAAGAGCAATTGCAGTCACTCATTCAGGTAATCGACGGGCGGGCGGTGAACCTCGACCAACTGGACCGCTACTACAACGGGAACCCGCCACTGAGCTTCCTATCACCGGAGGCGCGCGAAGCACTTGGAAACAGGTTCGGGCGCATGGCGTCGAACTTCTGCCGACTCACGGTCACTTCCATCTCGGAGAGGCTGAGGATTACGGGATTCACCAGGGACGGCCAACCCGACCCGGCACTGTGGGCAGACTGGACTAGGAACGACCTCGACCAACTAGCAGGCACCCTGCACCGTGAGGCCCTGACCCTGGGAACCGCGTACTGCATCGTCTGGGCAGACCACTACGGGCAGCCGACGATCTCTGTGGAGTCAGCGCACCAGATGACCGCGCTACGCGATCCGGGCACCCGGCAGATCGTGGCAGCGGTGAAAAGGTGGAACACTGCTACCGGCTCGGAAGCAATCCTGTATGGCCCCGACACGATCACTCGGTTCAGGTCAGCTTCGCAGAACGCCACAGCAGGCGCCCAGTACCGCGTGGCAGAGACGATTGAGAATCCGCTGGGAGTAGTGCCGGTGGTGGAGTTCCGCAACTCAGACCGGCTGCTAGATGAAGGGGTCTCCGAGCTTCGGGACGTGATCCCGCTGCAAGATTCGCTGAACAAACTCCTGGCCGATCTCCTCGTGGGTTCGGAGTACTTCGCACGGCCCCGCCGCTGGGCTACCGGGATTGAGCTTGAAGAGGATGAGGACGGCGAAGCCGATAACCCGTATCCGGAGTCCAACAGAATGATGATCGCGGAGTCTGATCTGTCGAAGTTCGGGCAGCTCCCGGCCTCAGACCTGGGTTCCTATGACACGGCCATTCGCACGATCGTTTCGCAGATCATGGCAGTCTCCAGTCTCCCAGGGCACTACACCGGAATCGTGGCGAACCAACCGCCCAACGCGGACGGCCTACGGGCTGCGGAAGCCTCACTGACGGCCCGTGTGGAGCAACGGCAGCACACCTTCGGCAGGAGCTGGGAGAAGGTCGCTGGACTAGCGCACGCTATCCGCACCAACACCGATCCGCTGGCCGCTGACATCACGCTCACCTGGGCCGATCCTGCTACGCGCTCAGTCGCTCAGGAAGCCGATGCCGTGGTCAAACTTTTTCAGGCCGGTCTCCTCCCAGTTACGGCAGCACTCGAAAAGCTGGGTTACAGCGAGGACCAGATCAGCAGGATCAGGGACGCCCGCCGTGGTGAAGCCCTCGACGGCGCAGGTACCGACCTAGAGGCGCTGCTCTCATGAGCATTCACGACACAGTGGCGCGGCTCTCAGACACCGCACGGACACGACTGGAGGCCCTGGCAAGGCGCATGGACGCCGAAGAGCTGACCTGGGATGAGTTCCACGCCCTGGCGACCACAGAGGCCGCACGGCGCTCTTCGGCGGCGTCTTCGCTGGCGGTCCTCGCGGTCGCTGCGGAGCTGTCCCGGCTCACCGGAAGGCCCAGGGCGACCAGCACCCCCCGCCCGGAGTTCGACCTGGAGGAACACGCCTATGACGCGATCACCGAGCAGACCGGCACCCAATCCTTCGGTCTGGACCCCGTGGCAGCTATGGGCATAGCTGGCGCGGCAATTGTCATGGCGGCGTATCAGTCCACGACCAACAGGGCTATGCGAGACCAAGGAGTGAGTTTCTACCGCAGACAAGTCGAACACGACGCCTGCGAAATCTGCCTAGACATGGCAGACATCGTCCTACCAACAACACATCAACAGTGGCACCACAAAGGATGCCGCTGCGTAGCCGTACCCGTTTCAGAGAATGGAGCAGACCAGTGACCGAAGAACAGACCACTGACCCGACCGAGACCACCGAAGAGCCGGAGACTACTCCTGCATCGGAGGCAGCCGAAGACCAGGAGCAGGAGCACACCACCGAAGAGGACACCTTCCCCCGCGAATACGTCCAGAAGCTCAGGGATGAGAACGCGAAGTTCCGGCAACGGGCGCAGAAGTCGGACAAACTGGCCCACCGGCTGCACACCGCCCTCGTCGCTGCGGACGGACGCCTAGCAGACCCAACAGACCTGGAGTTCACCGAAGAGCACCTGGACGACTCCGAAGCGCTCTCAGAGGCCATAGAGCAGTTGATCCACTCCAAACCACACCTAGCCGCCCGCCGACCCCGTGGCGACGTCGGCCAAGGCGCCAGCGGAAGGGGAGCCGGTAACGTAGATCTCGCCGGCCTACTCCGGGCCGGGGCCAACTAAGGGAGTTATATTATGCGGGAACCGCGCGCAGAACTCGATGACCTCTATAACCAGAACGAAAGCATCATCGGGCTCTTGGAACGCCTCAATGAAAATATTTACCTGATTCGTGAAGCCGTTTACGGCCAGACGCGTAGAGAGTCGAATCAGCCCTATGAAAACCCGAAGCACGGGCACTGGGGAATGGTGAGTGCTGATCAGATTGCCTCCATCGAGTCAACATTGGAAGACATAGCGGAGGATCTAAGTAATTCTCGCTCTCGGAACCGCAGGGGGTAAATATGGAAGAACCATACGTATGGCGACAGGAAGCGCAGGTTACGTACCCCGATTGGAAGGGGACAGCGCAACTCGACCAGCGGAAAACCACCGACACTCTTGAAGAGGTGGTGGGCCTTGACCCCGACAAGTGGATAATTGTTGGTTTTGACATCGGAGGGTTCGAACGCCCCGAGAGTCGTAAGATGCATGTCGTCGCTGCAACCAGAGAGCACTTCTCAGAAGTGCGCGAACTTGATGATGCGTTGGAGCTACAGGTCACAGACTTTCTCATCCATAATGTTGACCCCTTCGAGATTCTGCAAAAGATAACTCATGTATTCGAAATGCGGATGAGAATAAGGCACTTACCTGCTGAAAGAATTAGAGTGGTTAACCTTAAGGATGTTCCAGAACAACCCGACGAATAATTCAATACTCGCGTGATACAATGAGAGGGTCGGCCCTGGTGGTCGGCCCTCTCTAGTGTCCTGGCGGCATGAGGAAGAAACACTTACCTCTATCGTTAGGACATTTCTCATGGCACTGAACACCACGGACGCCCCGGAGCTGCTGCATGAGCAGGTCAGCTCTCTACTAATCCAGCCGCTGGAAACAGCCTCGATAGTGCTGGCCGCTGGACCTCGAATCTTCGACACCGCGTCACCGCTGCGTATCCCCAAACTGGTCGGCTCCGGCACCCCCGCATGGATAGGTGAGTCCGAGCTGATCCCGGACGACTACACCGCAGAATTTGATGAAGTAAGACTCATGCCGGAGGACCGTAAATCGGTCAAAGTCATTACACGCTACTCAAACGAGCTGGCGCGCCAGTCCGTGGTCGGTCTGGACGCCGTTCTCCGCGCCCGACTGGTCAATGACGTCTCCTCTATGCTGGACGATGCGTTCCTCAACGGCGACGGCACCAGCGACTCAGTGACCGGACTCTTCAACCAACCCGGCACCCAGAGCGCCCCGCTGGACCTGGAGTCGGCAGATACGTTCCTGGACGCTCTGGCAGTCACCACGGCAGCCGAAGTGACACCGAACCGTTGGTTCCTCAACGCCGGGGACTTCATCACGGTGAGGAAGCTCAAAGACCAGAACGGGCGCTACCTGCTGGAGTCTGACCTGACACGGGACACCACTTACCGGCTCTTCGGCGTACCGGTCGCCGTGTCCAATAAGGTTCCGCAGGGCAAAGCGCTGCTGGCAGATATCTCCCAGGTGGCAGTCGCGCGGGACACCAACCCGCAGATCAAGATCCTGGACCAGCGATACGCCGAATACGATCAGCAGGCAATCCGAGTCACCGCACGGTTCGATCTCGGTCTGCTGCACCCGCAAGGCGTCGTAGTCCTCGATAGCGCGGGAGCCTGATATGGATCATGTCCCACCGCCCACTGGTGAGGACATAGCGCAATTCCTCGGTCAAGGAGACGATCCCGCCGTCGTCGCCCTGGCCGGGGAACACGCGCCTATCGTCCGAGCTATGGCGCAGGCATACACACGGGGCAAAGGGTTCCAGAACGGGCAAGTGACAGAAGACATTCACGCCGTCCTCGTAGCCGCCACAGCGCGCCTCGTAGCCAACCCTGAGCAGATGTCATGGGCAGCAGGCTCCGCACGCGTCTCAGGCGCATTCAGAGGGTGGACACTGGCCGAAACATTCGTGCTCAACCGATACCGCAAAAGGGCAATGTGATGCTGCTCCACGACCGCGTGACCGTCCATATCCCCGGTGGAGAAACTGGCGAATATGACGATTTCGGAATGCCGATAACTTCCCCGCCCACGACTAAGGTGCTCCCAGCTCAGGTTGACCCAGCACGCACGTCTGACGGAGACGACGCCAACTCAGGGCAGCTCATCAGCCGCTACCGTGTAATGCTCAAAGCACCGTTCGACTTCGACCCGACCGGTGTGGATGAAGTGACCTGGAGAGGGAAAACGATCCGGGTTGATGGGCGCATACAGCCGCAGATGCTCAGGGGCCGGATAAGTCATTATGAATTCGTCTCTGAACAAGTTACCGGCTAG